TAGTAAATTTTTATAAAGAGAATTCAAGTCTTTCAAAAACTTTTAATAAAAGACATTGTCTTCATTTATTAGATTTAAATCATAATGACGCAACAGTTCAAAATGTTGTTAATAAATATAAACTAATTAGACCAAATCAATATTTAAAAAATATAGAATTAATTTTTTGGCCAGTCGGAGAATCACATGATTGGCATGATGATACTATTTATTATGATTACACTACAATAACTTATCTAAATGATAATTACAAAGGTGGAGAAACAACTGTAGAAAAATATAAAATAAAACCAAAGACTGGTAAAATATGTTTATTCTCTTCTACTAAAAAACATAAGGTTGATATACTTGAAGAAGGATATCGTTATGTTATATTGGCGTGGTACAAAAATAAAAACTAATGGCTCGTCAAAAATTTACACATTTTATTCCAAGAGATAAACCAAAAAAAAGAGGTCCTGGTCAACATAAAAAAAGACTTAACAAGCATGAGAAACGTCAAAGAAAACAAACACGTTACAAAGGTCAGGGGCGTTAGTGAAAAAAATCTTGTGGCAAGATTCTATAATTTATGATAATTTTTATGATGAAGACACATCTATTCGTATAAAAGATATACTTAATATATGTAAGGCAAATAATAATTTTGCAAATAAATCTAATGTAAATGGTTTTCAAACTAAAAATTTAGATGATAAAATAATAGCAAAACAAATTTTAGAATGGTCTGCAATTTTAATTAAAAAAGAATATAAAGTAAAATCAAATATAAAACTTGATCTAGAATTAAATAATTTTTGGATTAATGAAAATTATAAGTATAGTTATAACAAATCCCATACTCATCCCGGTGCTAATTTATCTGGTGTCTATTATTTAGATGTACCAGAAAATTCTGGTAATATTTTTTTTGAAGATTTTACTAAGCAATTTACAAATTTACACAGTTGCTTTGAAGGTGAGGAGTTTCAAAACTATATGTCCTTAAAAAATAATACAAATCAATTAGTAATTTTTCCATCTAACATTACACATGGAGTGGAAGCAAGTATGACTGACAAACCTAGAATATCTTTATCTTTTAATTTAGTATTGCATTATCAAACAAAATCTGTATAAAATAACTTATGAGTGATGATTTAGTAAAAATACCAGCCGAAGCAAAAGAAATAATTAAACATAAAAGATCTGGAAAAATTTATGCAACAAAAGCAGATTTTGATGCAGATGTAGCAGATCCAAATACTGATACAACTCAAGAAGACTTTAGACAAGACCTTGAGGTAAAAGTTACAAAAGTTTCAATGGGTGCTGCAACAAAAAAATAATGCTTCCAAGAGGTGCAACCGAATTACAAATGGAAATGCTTTATAAGCATGTTTCAAAAGAAATTTTAGATCAAGTACAAATATGTACGTCTATTCCTGGTAAAGTGCCATTAGACCCTAACAAATTAAATATTCTTTGGCAAAAAAATTCTTGGGATCAACCAAATCTACAACCTTTTTTTAGCGATAGAAAAAGACATAAAGAATATGATTGGTATGTTTTTAATAGTCATTGGAATTATGAAAAGTTTAGATACTTTCACAACATTCCACCAGAAAAATCTGTAGTAATTAAAAATGGTATTGATAAGTTTCCAAAGAGAAAAGTTTATAAAAAAGGAGACCCTATAAAACTTATTCATCATTGCACACCATGGAGAGGATTAAATGTTGTTCTTCGTGCTATGCAAGAAATAAAAAACCCTAATATTATATTAGATGTATATAGCTCTTCACAAGTCTATGGAGATGAATTTGCAAAATTTCACGATGAACAATTTAAACCTTTATATGAACAAGCAGAAAAATTATCTAATGTAAATTACATAGGTTATAAACCTAACGAATATATTTTAGAACAAATGCCTAACTATGATATGTTTGTTTATCCAAGTATTTTTGAAGAGACATCTTGTGCATCGGCTCTTGAGGCTTTGGCTTCTGGAGTTCATGTAATTACAAATAATTTTGGAGCTTTATACGAAACTTGTGCAGAGTGGCCAGTATATGTAAATTATACAACTGATTATGAAAGTATGGCAATAGCTACGGGAAATGCTATCAACACTGCAGCAGAATACTTGCATGAAGATTTTATACAAGACCACCTAGAAGAACAACAAAAGTTTTATAAAAGATTTTATAGTTGGAATAAAAAAGGAATAGAATGGACAAACTTTTTAAAAGGAGCTTTGAGTGAAAGAAACAGTAAATAAAGATACATACCAAACTCTTAAAGAAATTAAAGTTAATTCAGAGTCAGGAGAAAAAGCAGTTTTACCAATGTGGAAACCTAAAACTAGTCAAGAAGAACAATCTCCAATATCTATATTTCTAGCAACTCCAGTTCATAGTGAATGTTCAATTCACTATGCTCAAGCATTACTAGAGTTTCAAAAACTATGTTTTAAGAAAAAAGTTAAGGTTAATTTTTCTTTAGTAAAATCATCTTTAGTAACTCAAGGTAGAAACCTATGTGTTGCTGGTTTTTTAGAATCAAATTATACACACTTACTTTTTATAGATTCTGATATTTATTTTAGTGCAGAATCTATCTTTAAAATGATTGAAAAAGATAAGGATGTAATATCCATACCCTATCCATTAAAAACAATTATGTGGGACAAGACTATGGATAGAATAAAAAGTGGAGATATAAAAACTGTAAATGATTTAAAAAGTTCATTTAATACATACCCAATGAGAGTAGATGATGACAACAGTATTAAAATTACAGATGGGGTTATTGAAGTGACTCATAGTCCTACTGGATGTATGATGATTAAAAGATCTGTATTTGATAAGATGATTAAAGCATATCCAGACAAAAGTATTGTACAAAAAACTGTTATAAATGGTCAATATGTAGATAGACCCCATATGTGGAATTTTTTTGATACGCTTCACGACCCAGAAACAAAAACTTATTTAGGTGAAGATTTTTCATTCTGTAAACTTTGGAAAGATATTGGGGGTATATGTCATGCCTATATTAATGACCCAATCATACATATTGGAGAACATCAATATGAAGGACGTTTTGTTGATGAGTTGAAACCTAACAAGTAAAATGATACTATATGCTATTATTAGGAAAATAGACTATGGATCCATTTACAATAGCATTAGCCACATTTGGCGTACAAAAACTTAGAGGTAAATCTACAAAAAGAGCATTAAGAGATGCAGCCATTGTTGGCGGTGGTTCTTATGCTTTAGGCCAAACTGCGTTTGGTGCAAACATGGGTATAGGCCAAGGTTCAGCTTTTTCGTCATTAGGTTTTGGACAAACAGCTGCAGCTCAACAAGCGGCTTCATTACCACAATTAACTAATGCACAAGTAGCTGGTGCACAATTTAGAGAACCTGCTTTACAACAAGTTGCTTTTAATGAAGGTGCTATGGGTGCAGCTAAAAAAGGTGTAGCAGCAGAACCAACAGGTATAAAAGCATTAATGGAAAAAGCTAAAAATAATAAATTAGCAACTGCATTTACTGCAGCATCTGTCTTACCATTATTAGGTGGTGATGATGTAGAAGATTTTAAACCAGCATTTACAGAAGAAGATTATAAAAAAGCATACGAAGAACAATCAGCAAAATTAGATGGTGCTTTTGAAACTCCAACAAATATAAGACCATCAAGAGCCGACACGTTTGGTTCAAATATGTTTTACGCAAACGAAGGTGGCCTAGCTACAGCTTTACCAAAATTTAATAAAGGTGGTGTAAACTACCTACCATCTAAATCTGATCATGATGAAAACGATATGAATAATTATGTAAGAGCAGAAGGATATGTAGAAGATGGATCTGGTAACGGAGATAAAGATGAAGACACTATGTTAGCACAATTAGCTGACGGTGAGTTTGTATCTAGAGCTGATGCAGTGCTTGGTGCTGGTATTTTATCTGGTGGTAACCCAAAAGATTATAAGAGCATGAGAAAAGCTGGAGCAAGTTTTTTTTATGATCAACAAAAAAAATTAAAAAGAGTTTACGATTTAGTTAATGCAGACACAAAAGAAAGTTAAAAAAGGAGTAGAGGTAATATCTATACAACCTTCTCAAATAGAAGAGATATGGCCTTTGGTACATTTTATGATTTATGAAGCTTTAAATTACAGTGGTAGATATGCAGAGCCAAATGATATTAAAAAATTATTATTATCTGGAGACAATCAATTGTTTTTAATATTTGGATCTGAAGATGGCGTTGAAAACAAAGTATTTGGATTAGCTACAACTAGAGTATTTGAAAATCCAAATTTTAAAGAATTACAAGGTTTAATTTGTACTGGAAAGAAAATGGAATTATGGGAAGAAAAATTAATTAATATGTTAGAATCTTTTGCTAGAACAAATGGATGTAAAAAAGTAAAAGCATATATGAGACCAGGGTACAAAAAAGTTATGCCGAAGTATGGCTATAAAACAAGACATGTTGAATTTGAAAAGGAGTTAAATTAAATGAGTATATTTGGAGGAGGATCCTCGGGAGGAGGAGGTGGTGGTAGTTCTACAGGAACACAAACTACTATTGCTAGAGAAGCACCGGGAGTAGAGGCTAGAAAACTATCACTTTATGATGAAGCTGCTGGTCTTGCGAAAACACCAGTTAACTTACCTGGTATACAAGTTGCACCAATTACTCCACTAGAACAAGCTGGTATAACTCAAGCTGGTACAACAGGAGCTGGAGCAGGAACTGTTACTCAAGGTATTGCTTCATTACAAGCTGGACAACAAGCTCCAAACATATCACAATTTTTTAATCCTTATCAATCATATGTTACCGATGAAATTAACAGACAAGCACAAATGGCTACTAACCAATTATCTGCACAAGCAGTTGGAGCTGGAGCTTTTGGTGGTGGTAGACAAGGTATTGCTCAAGCAGAATTAGAAAGAGCTAGATTAGCTCAAGTAGGTCAAGCTCAAGCTCAAGGTTTTCAAACTGCATTAGGAGCTGCTCAACAACAAAGAGCTCAACAGTTAGCAACTGGTCAAGCATTAGGCCAAGCTGGTTTACAACAACAAGCTATGTTCCAAGCAGATATAAATCAACAAATGCAGGCAGGTGCTCTGCAAAGAGGAATTGGTCAACAGGCTTTAGAAGCACAAAGACAAACTGAATTACAAAGAGCTTATGAACCTTATCAAAGAATTGAATTCTTAAAAGGTATCATGACTAATTTACCAACAACACAAAGTACTGTAACCGCAACCACGGCTCCCGGCTCTAATCCATTAGCACAAGCAGCTGGAACTGCTTTGGGTGGTTATGCAGCTTATAATATGATGCAGCCGAGGTAACTATGGATAAAGTATTAACAAGAAAATTATTTAAAGATAGATACTTTAAAAGTTTAAAACCAACTATTAAACATTTTAATACTGGTGGACTTGGATCACTATCTTCAAAAGAGAAAGCAATCTATGCAGCAACTTTAGCTGCACCCTTGCTTCAAGCAAAAGGGGAAGGTATTGCTCCCGCATTATCTGCATTAGGTGAAGGTGTTGGAAAATTACCAGCAACTATTTTATCAGTAGAGAAAGCAAAAGGCTCTGGAAAAGGTGTAAGGACTTTATCATCAGAAGAAATAAAAGCTTATAATTTACCATCAGGTACTATTGCACAAATGAAAGCAGATGGAACTATTAGTGTTGTATCTAAACCTTCGGCTGAACAAATAAAACAAATCCAAGGTGGTAAAAGAGTAAGAAGTATTTTAGCAAAGATACAACAAGATTATTACGATTTAGGAAAACCAGTTGGTTTTGCTGATTTAAATAGAATTAGAGCAACATT